CCGGCCCGCTACTCTGTCAGCCCCAGCGATTCGGCCCCCATTTTTGCTGAGATAAAGCGTTACCCGTGATGCCGCTTCAGTTGCAGCGTTGCTGTCAAAAATATAGCCCTGCAGGGTGCTGCTACCGATTGCAAAGTTATTTGGGTCAACACTGCTAATGTTGCCTTCACTGAGTAAAAATACGCCGCGTATCATCTGGCCGCCGCCTAGGCTCAGGATCTGGTTCCAGATCATCGGCATGTTGATCCGAATGCCGCCGTAATCTGTGCCTGATATGGTTTCTTTGCGTGCATAAACAATCGGAATAATGCTGCCTAACGCTGCAATGTCTTGCTGCGAATCAAAGCCATACCGTGGCGCAAACCGACTGTTTCGTAGGACTGTGCTGCCTTCCTCTTGGCGTTGAGTTGGCTGGCCCTGCTCACCCGGAGCTTTTGGCGCAGAAGGCTTTAGCAGTAACGAAACCGCAACTGACCCAATGCCAATCACAAGATTAATAATTGCTAGCGTTACGGCGGTAGTTGCACCCACAGCAGCAGGTTGCGGCCCTTCCGCTGCACGTTTCCTCGCCTCAATATGGAAGTGTCGATACTGCGCCTCCGTGAGGCCAAGGATTTCAGCGATATAGCGATCAGATGGCAGCATTATTTAAACCTCCGGTATTCCATCTTTTTGCATCGTTCCACCGGGATCCAGCGGACACCTTTTCGCCGGTTCACATGTAAAAGCCCTCCGTCCACAACAACGCCAATACCGATATGATCTGCCGCCCGAAACATTGTCACAGCGTATTCTTCCGGCTTGCCCAAGTCTATTGTAAATCCTCGGTACAGCTTTGCTAAAGCTTCGTAGTCACCGCGTTCCGCCATACTCAACCACTCCGCATTCAATGCAGGGTGTGGAACACCTGCAGCGTCTAAAACGTGCCACGTCATAATCAAACAATCAGCGCCTTGACCGTTATTAGGGTCCGCTCGAAACTCATGGGGAAGCCCAATCCAGCGATGCCACATCAGCTCATAACCAATGCACCGCTGGTTGGTAATGCTCCAACCAATGCTGTACTCAATGTGCGCCGAGGTATTTGAGCTTTTACTGCATCAAGTGGTGATGTCAGCCGCATAGTTATCGTTGTTGTGTCCATTTCGTACGACGCAATGCGCCATGTTTCTGTTGAAATTAATGCCTCGTCTGCAAACGTCAGTGGGTCGAGGCTGACAGTCTTGATTTCTAGTATGTAACGGCTCTGCACCGCTTCTGCAAACAGATTTACAGAGATCGCATCCGTACCGGCGACCAGTGCAGCATTGGAACGCTCACCGCCGCGAGCACCGCCGCCAGACGAAACGGCAAACGGTGCAAAGCTATAGGTCACACCGCTATAAGTGCGTGTCTGATTGACGCTGAAATTTTGATATGCCGTGCCGGTATACGCATCAGCCTGAGTCTTAAAACGAACGTAATTAACAAATGCGTACGCGCTCATCAGACGCCAACCTTGCTGCGGGTTCTAGGGCTATTCTGCAGCGTCGTTAGCGTCATGGCCCTGCCGCGCTCTGCGGCCTGCGTCATACCCTTACGGTGCTGTTCTGCCGTCACATATTCGACATTGTTTATGACGGTCGATTCATACCTCACATCAATCGGATTTGGATTTGACAACATCATTTCGGTCATGCGTTCTGTTTCGCGGGTGCTGTTGGTAATCATTGTGTTTCGCTGCGTGTTTAGCTGCTGACGGGTCGCTTCAGTGCTACGCATGGCAGAATCTTGTTGCGTTAGTTGCTGACGGGTTTCGCTATTAGATAGCACCCTGCCGCTGGTGGATGGAACCATGAGCTCTGGGCCACGTTCGCCCACGATGTAAGGCGTGTTTGCGCTGACCGGGCCGCCGTTGGCTCTAGGTGATAAAAAGTTGTTCAGCGTCGAGGTTGCCGCTGCTCCCGTCTTTGGAGTCACGTCCAATGCTCTCTGAATTCCGGGGCTGCTGCTGCTGCCCCCGGCAATACCCAGCGCCTTCATGATCGTGCCATATATGATCATTGTCGTTTGCTGGGCAATAATCTTTGCAGCCATGTCAAGAAAATGTTTGGCTACCGATTGCATCATTTCAGCTAAACCTTCTTGCGCTGATTTAGCCCCAGAGATAACGCCAACAAAAGCATTGCTAAATGCGCTTCCGATGGCAGTTGCTCCTGCTGCAACTTGATTTTCAAGTTTAATCAGCTCTTCAAATTGCTTTTGCATTTGGAAGCCAGGGTCAGCCTCAAGCCGACGTTGCGCGGCTTCAGCTGCGGCTTTGTCTCTTTCCTGTTGATCGCTGGCTTGCTTTGCCGCTACCTTCCCTCTGGCTTTTTCTACATCAAGAATTGCGATTTTGTTTGCCAATTCTTTAAGTGCAGCTTGCTGACTTATTTCTGCTGTTTCTACAATTCTCGCTATAGCGTCTTGTCTTTGAAATTCAATTTGCATTTCTTCACGCGCTAAATCACTGCTTGCTTCCTTTAGTTGTATTTGTCTTGTGAACTGTTGGCTTAGCTTGGCTCCAGCTTCTAGCTGTTGTTTTAGTAGCTTTTCCGCTTCCTCTGCAGGGTCAGGGCCTGCGCGGCCTTTGCTTGATTTTGTATTCCGCGCAGCCGCAGCAGCCGCTGCAGCAGCAGCCGCCGCAGCCTCTTTTTCCTCTGAAACGGTCTTTGGCGGGTCAATTGGGACAAGCCTGCCGCCTGGTCCATCACTTCTATATTTTACCCCCGCAATTGTGTGCTCTTTCATCACAATATCAACGATTAAAGTCCGTCTTTTTGTCAGCTCTTCAACTTTCAATTTCGCTTCATCAAGTCTTTTCTTGAGATCGTTTACGTCTTGGATTTTGCCCTTGTAATACGGACTGTTTTCGTATTTTTTAGATGCAGCGCTTAATCCTTCGACCTGCTTAGTTGCTTTCTCTAACTGTTGATCCAACAACGGCAATGATCCCGTATTGATTGCCTCGTCAAAGTCTCTTTTAGCCCTTGCCGAGTCTTCTATGACTAAGCCCAAAGCTATGAACGGGGCAAGCAAGAGAGCAACTTTTCCGGCGATGGCAATCAATGCGGTCAATTTGATCCCTAGTGCTGCGGCTGCTCCTGAGGCTGTAACGAATGCTGCTCCTAAGCCAATAGCTGCCGCTGTTAGCGTTCTCATCGGGCCTGGTAGCTTTCCAGCAACCCCAACCATTCCCGTCAAGGCTTGAACGGCTGGAGTCACAACTGGGAGCAACTCAGTCCCGATTGCATTGCTTAATTCGCTGGTTGCATTACTGAACTCTTTGAATTTTGCCGCTGGTGATTCGGCCAAAATCTGCTGAATCTTATCCTTGTTCTTCTCAAATCCTTTCGCCAAGGCGTTGATCAGAATGTCAGAGGTAATCTTCCCTTCGCTTCCAAGTGTCTTAAGCTCGCTGACAGCAACGCCCATCTCATCAGCAACTAAACCCAGAATGCCTGGGATTTGCTCGCTGACAGATCTAAATTCATCGCCCGCCAGCCTGCCGCTGCCAAGCGCTTGACTTAACTGAAGAAACGCCCCGCTTGCTGCAGCCGCGCTAGTGCCGCTTGCAATTGCCGTAGCATTGAAACCTTTGTAGACCGTCTGAACCTCTTCAAGGGTCTTGCCTAGCGGTCTCAGCCTTGCGTAAATATCTGAAAACTGGCTTGCCGCTTCGGCCTGCGAGAGATTAAACGTCTTGGCGTTATCTTTTACTAGCTGTTGGATCTTGCCAAATTCGCCATATTCAGCAGACAGCGCCTTAAGTCGTATTTGCGTTTGCTGGAAGCTTGCAGCTTGCCCAATCATCCGCTTTGTAAGCGCTGCCACGCCGAGCGACACGATTGCGCCTTTTAACCCTCCAAGCTTTGATTGGAGTTTTTCTGCTGCTTTTCGAGCTTTAACAAACGCTTTTTGAGCAGTGTCACCGAATTTATGCAGCTTCGTTGCAACGGCTTCTATTGCCGCCCCTTGGATCTTAATTGCCTTTTTTAATAAATTAATTTGTTTTTCTGTTTTGGCAGTTTCCTTCGCAACCCGCTTCAGTGGGTTGATTGCATTAGCTGCATCAACAATCAGCTGAACATTCGCTTGTGCCATATCCGCCCAGCTACTGCTTCAATTCTATCGGCGTCTAGCTTTGGCGCGATCCATGGCTTTCTTCTCCTCTTCACCCTTCAGTTGATAGTACGCAGCAAAATGAACAAGCTCTGCATCAGATAACTCTGTGCGAAGCTTGCTCACCGTCATACCAAGCTCGCAGGCCAAGAAAAACTCAAAATTAAGCCAACTGTCCTGCTTTAGTCGTTTTTTGCTTCTTCAATCCCCGCCTCTTCTCCAACGCCAAACAAGAACAGCTCAAGATCATTCAGAACGGTCTCAGGCAATTCACGCTGCAGCTTGGCCGCATCAGCTGCAGCGAAAGCCTTGACGCCGTCTTTTAGCTCTGCTTTTTGACACAGCATTTGTGTGCTGATGTCCAAAGCCTCTTCGCTATTGGCAACAGATTGAGCGCGTTTGCGATCAGCCCTTGTGATTGGCTTGAAATACAAGTCAAGGATAGGCTCACCGTCCGCATTGTTGACAACAAACTTACGCCTCTGACTAAGGTCAAAAGCGCCGGTAAGGAGGTCGACAGTGCGTTGATTTGAAGCGGCCATGAATTAGATCAGGAAACAGTAGTGAGAGCGATTGCGCCTTTTGTCTCAAAGTTGAAGGTAACAACCTGCAGTTCGCCAACGCTAGCACTGAAGTCGGATGATGTAATTAGCAAGTTGAACGCAAGCTTTTCGCTGCCGCTGCCTTGGCTGCCTGCGTCGTAAGTGTAAAGCTCTGCGCCTGCAGCCGTTGACTCGGTGGCTGGATTCGTGAAAATTTCGCGGATCAAATCGCCTTTGCCATCGCCTGCCGCAGTCTTTTCATAGAAAACTTCAATGCTGCCGCTGCCACCAATTAATCCGC